TTGCAAAGCCGACATTGGACACGGGGCCTCCCGGGGTGTGAGGGAAAAGAGAGGCCGCCCCCGGCCGGCTCGTTTACACGGGCTGGTCGGGGGCGGCGGAGGCCTCGACGCGGGAGCGCTGCGCGTTGAGGCGCGCGCGCAGGGCCGCGTAGCGAGAGGGTTTGGAGGTGGCCGTCGGGGTCGGGCGCGCGGGGTGGCGCTCGCCCGTCCAGGCGGCGTAGAGGTCAGCCACGAGATAGGCCGTGACGTCCCACCCGCGTGCGTCCGGCTCCGCGTAGTGGCGGACCGTGGCCGAGTCGGCAGGGAGGCCGGCGATCAGGACTGACAGCCTGCGGACGGAGAGCTCGCCGCGCCAGTAATCGGCGAGGTTGACCCCGTAGTAGCGCTGGAGGTCGGCCTCCAGCGCGTCGGGGGCCTCGCGGATCAGGTGGGCGAGCGCCGTCAGTTTCCCGAGACGCCGAGGGCCTTCGTCAGGGCGTCGACGAACTCGTTCACGGTCGACACCTTCGGCCGGGTCGCCTTGAAGGTCGAGTGCTGCTCGTCGCCGAGGACGTGGCGGAGGAAGGTCGCGATCTTGCCGTCTTCGTAGGCCTCCAGGGCCTCGTAGGGCCAGTCGGCCGAGGTCGTGACGAGGTAGTCGACGCCGCCGAAGGTGACGGGGATGCGGTCGCCGAGGGCCTCGGCTGCGGACGGGGTGGTCTTGCGGGTGGCGGGCATTTGGGTTCTCCTAGCGCGGGTCGGAAAAGGGCGCGGGGTCAGGTAGAAGACGAGGGAGCGCCCCGCGCGGGCACTCCCTCGTCTGGAGGGTGGGTCAGGCCGAGGGGTCGGTCTCGACGGTGGTGTAGAGGGTTCCGTCGGCCTCGGGGAAGATCAGGACCGTGATCTCGTAGACGCTCGGGTCGGTCTCGGAGTCCTTCACGTCGCCGACCTCGGAGACTTCGGCGCGCTTGATAAAGCGGCGCTTCACTCGGCTTCCCTCGCGCAGCTCGAAGCCGATCGCGAAGGCGTCGATCTTCGGCGTGACGATCTTCGACGTGCGGACGCCGCCGACGGTCGTGCGGGTCGACCCGGGGTTGACGAGGCGGAAGGTCGCCTTGTTGTCCTCCAGCGCCACGAACTTGATCGAGCGCTTGTGCTTCGACTTCGTGCGCTTGTAGAGGCGGCCGCCCCAGGCGTAGTGCTCGCCGTTGTCCTCTTCGCGGGACTCGGTGAAGCCCTCTTCGCCGTCGAGGAGGCCGACGAGCTCCCACGGGGAGAGCCAGCCCTTAGTCAGGTCCTCGGGGCCGGCGGTGTCGACCGCAGCGATGTAGACGTCGGCGTCCGCCCACAGGGAGGTGTTCTTCGCGTCACCACTCATAGATGCGCGTCCTTTCGTTAAAGCTGCTCCGGCCGGAGCCGGGCAGTCAGGGTGAAGTAGGAGATCGGCTCTCCCGTGTCGGGGTCGCTCGTGGGGAGCGGGCCGGTCACGGAGCTGAAGCCCCGGACTCGGTTGGAGGTGGTCGCCAGGAGGAGCGCCTCCAGGAGGAGGGCGAGGTCCTGTGCGAGGCCCTCGTCGCGGTGCCAGACGACGACGCGGATCGTCGCTCGGCCGTTCAGCCGGGAGTCGCGAAAAGAGCCGTCGGAGCGGACGTGGACGTGCGGGAGGCTCCGCTTCGCGTCGTCAGGGCTCGCGGTCTTCGTCGAGACGACGGCGCCAAGGGCCGAGGGCTCCGTCCGGTCGGCGAGGAGCTCGCGGGCGAGGTCGCGTACGGCGAGGCGCGGATCGGGGAAGCGGATTGCGGCGGGACTCACGATCGGCCCCGCGTCCAGTTGTCGACCTGCGCGCGGGTTGCCTTCCGGCGCCGGCCGCTCGCCGTGACGTAGTCGAGGAGCTGCGAGGCTTCCGCGCCGGCGCTCCCTTCGAGGCCGGCCGCTGCTGCGGCGCGGCTCAGGCTGCCGCGCTTCGCCTCGATGCCGAGGCCTGCGGGGTGGGCCATTGTGACGCCGGCGGCGGCGCGGTCGGTGGTGTAGGAGTCGACCTTGACGGGGATCGCCTGTCCATCGCGGGCCGTCTCGGAGACTCCCGAGGCGACGGCGGCGGCGGCGTCATCAATCACTCCCGCGACCTGCGCCGACTTCAGCATTTCCTCGATGCCGGCGTGGTCGAGCCGGAGTCGTGCGGCCATAGGGCCTCCGTTCAGTCGGAGAGGCGCGCGAGCGTGACCGTCGTGTAAACGGAGGTGGCGAGCCCGCGGCGGGGGTTCGGGTTGCCGTCGACGCGCCAGAGCTGGCCGTCGATCTCGACGCGGTCGTTCGCGACGACGTCGGCGGCGTAGGGGACGAAGATTTTGCGGCCGGAGCGCGTGAGGCGCTTCGACCCGAGCGACCGTTGCGCGAGGCCGTCCTCGTCCTCGGAGCTGGACTCCTGGAGGGTGACGTGCCGCAGGCGTAGGCGGTCGGGGCTCTCCCACGACTCGACGGGGTCACCGTCTGAGTCGAGGGTCACGCCCGGCCGGAGCCGGAAGACGCGGGGGGATCGGTGCGGGCGGAGAAGGCTCACGAGTAGAGCTGCTCCTCTCGGAGAAGTGGGATCGGGTCAGCGAGGCCGTCGGGGTTCGGCTCGACGGGGGCGTAGAGCGTCCCGTCGACGACGCGGGCGCTCACGGGCGCGGGTGCTTTGCGAGGTAGTCGACGGGGGCGCTCGTGTCGCCGTAGCCGTAGGCCGAGCCGATGCGGACCGTCCCGACGAAGGCGCCGGAACGGCCGGCAGCCCGCTGGAGCTGTGCGACCTCGGCCGGCGTCAGGTAGACGCCCGACGTCTGCGAGTTGCCGATCATGTGCTCGCCGAGGGTCTCTTGCGTGAGGCCCTGCGGGTTCTCGTACTCGCGCCGGGCCGCCTTCAGAATGACGAGGCGGACCACGCTCGGCGCGTTCGCGGTCCAGCGATCGGCGCGGGCGGGGGAGACCTCCGCGAGTGCGAGCGTCGTCGCGTCGTCGAGAGCGGCCTCGGCGCGCTTCCGGTCCTCGTCGATGAGCTCGCCCTCGGGCAGGCCGAGGCGCGTCTCCAGGGCCGAAAGGGGCGGGGGGAGGGTATTAGCCATGCGGGCTCCTATTCGGGCGGGAGGGTTAGCGTGAGGCGCCTCCGGAGAGACGCCTCACGCGGACGGTCACAGAGCGGCGGGCTCGGCGTTCGTGGTGACCATGCGGAAGGCCGCGCCGCCTGCGACCTCGACGACCTTGGCGGTGTCGGCCTCGTAGTCGCGCTCGACCTTGTAGAGCGGCATCGTCGCGACGCCGGCGAAGGTGCTCACGAGCGAGCGGTCGACGGTGTGCATGACGTCGTAGTCGCGCAGGTAGCGCAGCGAGTAGCCCCCGGAGCTCACGCTCTGGCCGAAGGTCGCGCCCTCGGGGGTCTTCGGCGCGCGCACGGCGAGCGTGAAGGCGTTCTTGTGGAAGGCCACGATCTCGTCGTCGCCGACACGGGTCGACTCGGCGACCGTGAAGCCGCGGAGCTGGCCGACGTTGCCCTCGCGTAGCGCAGCGGTGGAGCCGCTCTGCGAGGCGTCGGTGATCGCCTTCGCGTCCAGGAGGTCGGCGTAGACGTTCGTGCCGACGATGACGTTCAGGCCGGACGGCACGACGCCGCGCTTCCGCAGGAGGGCCCGGATGCGGGTGAAGGTCTTCACCGGGTCCGAGCTGTCGTAGCCGACGCTCGTGTCGAGGGGGATGCTGCGGAGGTGTTCGGCGACGAGCTCCTCGATGTAGTCGACGACCGCCGCGACCTGCGGGGCGAGCACCTGAGCGGAGAAGTCCTCCAGCTCCAGCGACATGTCGCCCTCGGAAAGGCCGATCGCGTTGTAGGCGTGCTCGCCGAGGGTGATCGGGACCGTCTTCTCGCTCAGCGAGTCGAGGACGATCGCGGCCTGCGTCTCGTCGATGCCGCGCGACCGGGCGATCAGGGCCGCGGGGATGCGGACGTTCACGGTCCGGCCCTTGCCGCCGCCTCCGAGGAGGTCATTCTCGAAGTCGCGGGAGATCAGGGCGCCGAGGTAGCTGTCCTGGACGGCGAGCTCGACGGCGACCTTCGCGGCCTGCTCGGCGGTGTAGAAATCGTTAGCCATTGTGGCGGGTCCTTTCAGAGGAGGGGGTCTAGCCGCGGGCCTTGGC